ATTTCTAAAAGATGGTAAAAGCTGATACATGGTGTACTTTTTTGCCATCTTTTGTTGAGCCAGATGATGTGCTTCCATATATCTTTGTTTGTATTTAGTTGGGCTTCTGCAATAATGCCATCTCCATGAAATTCAACGGTACGGGCAATCATACCTTTCCATGCGTCTTTAAAAATTGCTTCATCCAAATCATTTCTTTTTATGCCAATAGCAACAAACTCTATAAAATTCAATATGTAAATAATGCTTACTCTTTCTTCATTAGAGATTTCATTGCTACTGTGCAATACAGCAGATGCTATTTGGGCGTGCTTTGTATATTCGGCTGATGTTCTGGTTTGAAGTAGAACATTCATACTGTGTTGTTTAATTAGATTTTTTGTTGTGATTAGGCTGGTTAAACACCACACAGTTACAGGAATGGATATAGCGATTGAGAGAGTAAATAGTTTGGCTGTATTTGCTGCTTTGAGTTTCTCTAACCACATGAAATCGTACTTAACAATCACTAGGACTATGTTCACAAGCAGAATAATTGCAATAATGCCACCAAACTTTACGCTTGGTGGCATTTGTTTATGGATGCCAAACATTTAGTACCCATATCCTTCTGAATATTTAGTTACAATATACATAATATTTTCCCTTATAAAATTGAGTTGTTAAATTTGGGTATGATTTATAGAAATCATACCCCCTTGTGAACTAGTAACATCACACAATTAAAATAACTGTTCCGTAATATAACGGCATTTAAGCGTTATTGCAACTAATTTCGCGTATGGGGTAATTAGATTTTATGTTAATCCAGCATATCCGCAATTTCCGCCATATCGGGGCGGTAGTACACGTTGAGCAAGATATTCAGGCTGCGGTGCCCTGATATTTTCGCCAGCGTTTCCACGGGTACTTTTTTGGATAGGCGCGTTAAGGCTTCACGGCGGCTGTCGTGGAAATGCAGGTCTGTGATTCCGCAGTTGTCGCGGGCGCGGCGAAACAGCACGTCTAGGCTGTGCGCTTGGATTTTGAACACGCTAATCGGGTCAATGGTGCGCAGTTTTTCCAAGAGGGCGATGGCGCGTTTGGTTAGGGGGACATCGCGCGGATGCCCGTTTTTGCTTTGGGCAACGTGGGCAATGCGGCGGTCAAAGTGGATGTTTTCCCATTTGAGCGCGCAAATTTCGCCTGCCCGCATGGCGGTTTCTACGGCGAAGAGTAGGGCGATGGCGCAACGTTGGGTAATCAGGCGGGGTGGCTCGCTTTCGCTGTAATGCAGGGCTTCGCAGATTTGCTGGATTTCTTGTGCACTGGGGCGGCGGGTGCGTTCTTTGGATGCTTGGGGTTTGCTGATTTTGCGCACGGGGTTTTCGCGCAACAGCCCCCATTCTTTCATGGCGTGTTCGCAAACGGCGGAAAGGGTGGATAATTCGCGGTTGACGCTGTCTCCTGATACTTGCTCCAAGCGGGCATCGCGCCAGTCGGCGAAATCTTGCGGACGCAGATTTTCCAAGCGGATGTGCGCCAGCGATGATTTTAAAATGCCGTTGATGCGGTAGGTTTCGGAGCGTTTGCCGCGTTTTTTGATGGTTTCGGTTGCCAGATACCGCTCTAAAATGTCGCCAAAGAAAACGTTGCGGCTTTGGTTGCCTTGCAGCCCGTCTCGGATTTCGGTCTCTACACGCGCCGCCCATGCTTTGGCATCGGAATGCCGCTCAAAGGTGGCTGAACGCGAAACGCCCCGCATCCTGATTTGGACGCGCCATTTGTCGCCGCGTTGGATAATGGTTGCCATGATGTTTTTGGTGTAATTTTTGGTGCAATCATTATCGGTTAAAAGTGGTTTTTTGTGTAGGCTTGGCGGAGATTTATTTTTATAGTCCGTTGTTTTATCGGGAATTATGGGTTATTTGTGTAGGATTAATGGGCGTTTAGAGTTGCCCTCCATCCGCACCAAGATATTTAATATAAACAATAATTTGCAAGTAGCTTGGTGTAAGTTTGGTGCAAGTATGTTTTTCAGTAAAAGGAGCATCCAAGATGGAATGCTCCTTTTTTCATGTTGCCGCGCGCTTTTCTTTGTTTCGTTCCAACCATATCATCACTTCCCCGCGTTTCCACCAAAATTTCTTTTTGGATATGGCAATGCGATTTGGGAAATCTGGGCGAACGGCATAACGCTCTAAAACAGTTCGCTTGGAAAGGCATAGCATCTTGGCAACGTCTTCCGCCGTCAATAATTCATCATTGGTCTCGGATTGTTTCATTCTTGCTCCTCGGTTGTTTGTTCATCCAGCCATTGCTGCGCGTCTTGCAGGTTGGGGAATTTTTTTAGCTCGGTGTAGCGAGGCAAACGGCGGTTGGCTCTGTTGGGTTGGTGATTGTAGTCGGGTGGCAAGTGGTTGAGCGTGCAGCCGTGCCAGTTGCCGTCTATCTTGCGGATGCAGTAACGAGTGGCTGGGGATTTCATGGGGTGTCCTTTCAGGCTGCCTTGGGTGGTTCGGTCAGGGGTTGCCAGTGTGTAATTGTTTCGCTAAGCGCTGCTGTTTCCCAATTCCACCTTTCTTCGTGATATTTTGTCTCAATGCGCGTTGCAAAACCAAATACACCATCCGTCCACACAACCAACACTTCTTTGTTCAATTCAGGTAGTCTATCTTCCACGCTTATCCACGCGGATTGTTCGGCGCGGGCGAGCCAAACATTAAATGCGATAACTGTCATTGGGTTTGAATAGCTGCCGATTTCATTTTTTGCAAAACATTTATCATTTGGATTGCCGAAACAGTACCACGCTTCAAACGCGGCTCTCTCTTGCTCAATTTGTTCGGGTGTCATTTTTCTGTCTCCGTGTCTTGTGGAATGTTGGGGATTTTGTGCCATTTGTTGCCCCTGTAATCAAAATCCCAAATTGTGCCATCATCGCACAAGGCGGTTAAAGTGATGCATGGTCGGAACTCGCCCCTGCCATCGGCATAGGTGCTGGTTATTTGGATAGGTTTGCGGGTCATTTTTGTTGCTCCGCTTTCATTGCATTGTCAATAGCTTGGCGTGGGTCATCATGGTCGCCGCCATCTACGACGTACCAATTAGCTGCGCGGTCTGTTCCTGAATTGATAACCGAATACTGCGGAAACGGCGTGCCGTCTAAATAGGTGGTGTCTGCGTTGTTATCTATGCCCCTGCACGTTTCAATCAACCAATCCAGCCTCGCGGTGTCGGGGTGGGGGACGCGTTCTATTTCATCAAGTGGAACATCTTGAAAATCGCCAGATTCTTGAAAGCAAACTGCTGCATAATATCCACGCTTCTCATCTCCATAGATGGCAAAGATAATTCCCGCGTTTTCCCACGGTGTTAACGGTTCATCTTTTATGCGCACGCGGTCGCCGAATTTAAATTGTTGGGTCATTTGGGTTCTCCTGTTTCGTGAATGGTTTTGCGCTGCTTGAGTACCAGGGCTTTGAGTTGGGCGCGCATGGGTTTTTGCAGGCGTTTGGGGTATTGGTTCAGGCGGCGGTAGATTTCGATGATTTGCATTGCTTTATCCTGTGGTTGAGCATGGCGCGGGCGATAAAGGCGCGGCGCAGGCTCGGGGGTTGGTGTTTGTAGCCCCATCGGTTTAGGGTTACGGATACGGCGCGGGGGATGGCTATCAGGTTGTCGGGGGCGTCGTTGTAGCGGTCGCCGTCGATGTGCAGGACAACGTATCCGATGGGAAAGGTGCCCAGAACAAGGCGACCGCGCGGTATCCAACCGTTTTCGGTTTTGACTTCGATGCCGTCTCGGGTTTTGCGTTCGCTGCCGACGGGGCGCTCTTTCCAGCATTTGTTGCCTTTTTGAAAGCCGTTGACGGGTTTGGGCATGATGCCTTTGGTGCCTTTGTTCCAAGGGATTTGCCCTTTTTTGAATTGACCAGCGTTCATTCGAGTTTCTCCAATAGCGGGCTGTTGATGCCGCGCCCGACCATTTCGGCGGCGGCAAGGGTGAGACGACCGGTTTCGATGATGTCGCCGCTGACGAGGTGGACGGCGCGGGCGCGTTCGATTTCGGCATTCATGCGTTCGGTGTCTTCTGGGTCGAGCCTTTCGAGGCGGTCGAGTTGGTCGAACAGGGCGTCGGTGAGGCGGGCGATGCTCATAGCTGCTCCTTCAGTTGGCGGTATTTTTCGGCGATGGCGGCTTCTTCGCTGGCGGTGGGTTTGCTTTGTTTTTGGTTTTTCAGGGCAATCAGGCGGTTTACTCGCTCTTGGCCGATTTTATCTTCAAGCCAGCGGGCGGCTTCGGGGACGTCTTTGGAATACCAGTAGTTGTGGCAGTGGTGGCACAGGGCGGCGGCGTTGTCGGGGTCGAAGCGGATGTTGTAGTGGCGGCGGGAAAAGTGGTGGCTGCATTGCAGGCCGGTGCTTTTGGCTTTGTACTGTTTGCCGCAGCGCTCGCACCGGTAGCCTGCGCGGGCGCGGATGTAGTTGGAAAAGGCGGCGTCGGCGGGGGTGCGGGTAAATTCTTCAAACACTTTTTTGCCTTCGTCATTTAGGGCTTTTTCCTGCTTTTTGATGTGGGCGGCGGTTTCAACCAACAGGTCGTACAGGGCGGTCTGCTTGAATTTTTTGGCGTCGCGCTGCCATGTTTTCAGGCTGCTTAGGATTTGCTCGGTGGGGCTTTGGTCTTTAACAGTGATAACGGTCATTGCGGGGTTCCTATGCTTCGGATTTCAGGCTGCCTTTCAGGCATTACAATTTATCCAGCAAATCTTTTTGCTCGGCGGTCAAATCATATTGGGCGATGATTTGGTCGTATTCGGCATCGCCTGTTTTGACTTGTTCGGCGATGGCGTTGAATTCGGCTTCGTTTAGCGTGGGTTTTTCAGGCTGCGCTTCAGGCTCCGCCGGCACGACGTTGTAATCGGCTTCAATAATCTCGCCATAGGCAAAGGCGGCGTTTTGTTGGTCTATGCCTGCTTCGGCTTGCTCGTCCAGTCCCACGGCTTTTTGGATTTCTATGGATACTGGCAGGTATTTGAATAGGCGGCGGATAACGGTTTTTTTCGCCATTTCTTCGTAATGGGTTTGCCACGGTCCGCTGTTGCCTGCTTTGCTTTGGGCGCGGATGGCATCTACTTGGGCGCGGCTCATGACTTCAAACTGGATGCCGCCGTCTTTCAGGCGGGCGACGGCGTAAACGTGGGTTAGGCTGCCTGTGTTGCCGTCTTCGCTGGGCTTGTGGGTTAAATCTTCATGCAAGCCGTATTCGTAGCTGAACTCGTCGTTTTCATATACGGCGCGGGCGGATAGGCTGACGATTTGTCCGCTGCGGCGGGCAAGGTCTATCATGCCGCGATAGCCGATGATGAGTTGCACGTTGGCGCGTCCTTGTTTGTCTTTGCCGTTGCCAAAGGGGATGAGGTAGGCGTGCCCTAGGCTGTTGCTGGGTTCTATGCCGAGTTGGGCGCATTGCATGATTGCGCCTAGGAAACTTTCGGGGCTGCAATTTGCCAAGGCGGGCACGCGGCGCATTTCGGTGGTGGCGATGCGGGCCAGGCGGTCGGCGGTCATGTGTTTGGGTAGGGCCAATGCCATTTGCGCTTTGATTTTGGCATCGCTCATCAGGTCGGCGATGGTGCGCTCGGAAAGCGGTTTGGCTTTTGCGGGGGTGATGGCGTTTTTTAGTGCTTGGGTGGACATGGTGGGTCTCCTGTTGATAAAGGTTAATGGGTGGGGTATGATGTGGGTTCCTAACAAACTATGAGAGAAAATCACGTTGGCAGACGTGTTTTTTCATTTGCATCACACCCCGAAAGCGGGGCGGCTTGACCTTTTCAGGCTGCCTAAAAGTTTGGGGTTGCGGGTATCGGTAACGACCCGGACGCTACTCATAGTGCGTTAGGACAACCCCGCCCAAATGGGCGATTCCTTAAACTTAAAACTATGAGGTGTTCAACATGAACGTAATCAAATCTTTTGGCGACATCGCCGTTTCATTCCGTAATGACGGATTTCTTAATGCTTCCGCTATTGCTGCCCATTTTGGCAAGCGTGTTCCTGATTTTCTTAAAACAGAACAAAATCAAGAATATATCTCTGCTTTGGCGGAGCATTTGTCAAAAACCCTAAAAATCGTCTTTGATAAAAATCAATTAGTTATTGTTAAAAAAGGTTCGCCTGCAAACGGTGGCGGCACTTGGCTACACCCAAAACTTGCTATCCACTTCGCCCGCTGGCTAGACCCCCGCTTTGCTGTTTGGTGCGATGAGCAAATTGAGCAAATCCTTTCAGGCAGCCTGAAACTTTCTTCTCAAACTTCCGCGGACCAGCGCACGCCATTGCGTCAAGCTGTTTCTGCCCTTGTTGGGCTGCGGGGCATCAGTTATTCGGATGCTTACAAAATGGTGCATCAGCGTTTTGGCGTGGCGGCAATCGAGGAAATCCCTGCGGATGTGCTGCCCGCTGCGGTGGAATATGTGCATCGTTTAACTGTGGGCGCATTGCCTGATGATGTGTTGCGTGTGATTGCTTCGCTGTTGCGTCATTTGCCGTATCAGATGGCTTATTTTCGGGCGACTGAAAAGGCGGTGTTTTCGCTGTGTCCTGAATTGGTGTTTAAAACGCATGACCGTTTTCAGGATGGGATTATTCAGGCGCGGCAGTTGGCGGATAAGCTGGGGCTGGATTTTGTGCCTTGGCGTGATATTCGGTTAGTTTAGTTTGCTGGGGCAGTCTTTTCAGGCTGCCTTTTTTATTTCAGGCGCAATACGCGGGTTTCGCTTTGCTTGCTGTATTGCTGATATAAATCGGGGTGGGCTGCCTGAAAGGCTTTGCTGTCAAATCGGTTGCTTTGTTGGGCTTTCCATGTGAATAGGGTGTTGTCGCCTGCTTGCATGGTGGAATATTCGCCGATTTTGATTTTGAGCAAGTCTTCGCGGGCGGCAATTTGTGCTTTGAGTTCTTTTTCCTGTGCTTTGAGTTCTTTGAGCTCGGCGTAGGCGGTTAGGGTGTCGCTGTCGGCTTGGGCGGTGTTGCCGTTGTCGTGTGGATACAGCTTTTGCGCGTCTTCGCCGTTTTGTGGTTCGGGCGGAATGCGGGGGATAACGTGGTTTTGCCAAAAGGCTTGGGCTTTTTCGGCGAGCATGGCAATCAGTTCGTCATCGCGTGTGATGTGGTATTGGCGGTATTGGTTGCCGCCAATCAGCGCGGCGATGTAGGCTTCTTGCAGGTTGTAAATCCACATATACCATTGCACTTGGGCGATGTATTCAATGGGTACTTCGTCGGTGTCGTCTGCGCCCCATTCGCGGCTTTTGAATGCGCTGCTGGTTTTGATTTCTAGGATGGCTTCTATGGTGTCGCTGTTGGTAATCAGGGCATCGGCGTTGGCGATTGCCCATTCGTAATCGGGGTGTCTGCGCATTTCAGGCTGCCTGATGACGTTTGCGCCTGTGTCTCGGATAAAGCGGTCGATGATGGGGTTTTCTAGGGCGTGCCCCCAGTAGAGATGTTCGCCTTTCTGTTCTGGTTGGTCGGTGGTTTTGGATAGGTACACATCTAGGGCGGTTTTGAATTTTGATACGCCTAGGATGGCGGCGATGTCGCTGCCGCCTATGCCTTTTTTGCGTTGGGTTAGAAAATTGTTCATGGTTTGCTCCTAGATGTAGCGGTATTGGTTGCCTTGTTTGTCGGTGTGGTGGGTGCGGCAGCGTTTGGCGATGGTGGTGTGGTTGATGCCTGTGTTTTTCGCTGCTTGCATGGCGCTGTCAAAGCGTTGGATTTCGCCGTTGGGGGCGCGGATTTCTACGGTTTTTTTGTAGTGGGGCACTTTGTTGCCCACTGGTTTGAAGGTTTTTTCTAGCTCGGTTGGGGTAAGTAGGCGTGTCCAGCTATTCATGGTCTTGCCCCAATAGATACCTCTCCCAAGATTTAAGTTCGCGCTGCAACTTGGATATATTCGCTCTGGCAATAGCATCGTTTATTTTTTCTTCGTTTTCGTCCAAAAAAGCCAAAAATGCCTTATCTTCTTTTGACAAAAACCAATTTTTTGAATTGATTGCATTTACCCAATCGCCTGCTAACATTTGATGTGGGTTATCAATATTGAGCTCGTCTATTTCTTTGTTTGAGAAACTTTCTTCAAATTTTTCTTCATCATTCACAACAAAAATAAATTTTTTCCCTTTTTCGCCGCCAAGTGTTAGGTAGCGTATTACCTTAATGTAAAAATCCATTTTTTTACTCCGTTTCTTCCAAAACCACGCCTGCGGTGGGGTCTTTGTCCCATGTTTTTTGCAGCATAAGTGCATTGCGTTGCTGCTCGCATTGGTCGCGCAGGCGTTGGATGGGATGGGCGGCGGATGGCTCAAAGTACAAGTCGCTCGGGATGTCGCCCAGCGTGTCGCAGTCGTAGGTTTTGATGACGGGCTGCGGTTTGGGTTGTGTTTCGGGTTTGGTGGCTTGGGCGGCGCTGAATGCGCCTAAGACAAAGCCGAAAATTAGGGCTGCGGTGGCTGTGATGCGGGTTTTCATGGGGGTTTCCTGTTGGGGGTAAAAGTATTTCATGGGTTGCTGGGCTGGATGGGCTGCCTGAAACGGGGAATATCCTAACCGTTGAAAAAATGTGTTTCAGGCTGCCCTAAGGGGTTAATAATCGCGGTCGTTGATGGCGGCGTGGTAGTGCCGCACCATTTTGTGCCATGCGTTTTGCTTTTGTTGTTCGTCTTGCTGGGTTTGGATTTCTGTCGTGGTTTGCGCGGTGATGCATCGGTCGGTTAGCTCGCGCAGGCTAATGTCTTGCTCGTCGCCGTTGAGATAGCGGGCGATGTAGCCTAATAGGCTGTTGAGTTCGTTGTTAGGGGTGTATTCAACCAAAATATCGGCGGCTTCATCATCGGGCAGAGCTTGCGTCCAGTCGCAGAGTTGTTCGTCGCCGCTGGATAGGTCGGCATCTACTTGTTGGATGGCTTGGCTTAATTGGTTGTTGTATAGGGCGTTGTTTGGGGCGGCGTGCATGGTGGTCTCCTTGTGGGGGCTTGCGCCCCCCTTTGGGTTAGAGTGTTTTTAGCGTTGCGATGCTGTCCGCGCTTAAAAAGTAGGTGCTGGGGTTGTTGCGGTAGGTGTTGCGTTGCAGCCATGCCCATGCTTCGTTTAGGGTGGGAAACTTCATCACTTCTTTGCGTCCGGTAAACCGTAGTTCTGCTTGCTTGCCGTGTTTGGTGGCTTTCACATAGGCGATGGTTTGGTCTTCCTTGCCGCGGGTGTGTTCTACTAGGGTGAGTTTGACTTCTTTCATGGCTTCCTCCTGTTTAGGGCATGCCGCGCATAAAGTTGTATTGGGCGCGGGCTTGGTTGCGGGTTTGTTTGGGTTGGGGTTGGTAATCTTGCTTAGGCTGTTTGAGTTGCTCTTTGTGCTGCTCAATCTTGGCTATGGCTTCGGCTAGGGTCATCTTTTTGCTTCCTGTGTTGTTTGTTGCGATGGGTGAATAATACCAATGGTTAATAATATTGTAAATACCATTGGTTAATTTATTTGTAATAAATCCCCTATCCATTTGTTTTTAAACGAAACAAAGTTTTCACAAGGCTCAAAAAAACCGCCACAAAGGGCGGCAAAAAAAGCAGCCTAATGGCGGTTAGCGAAGTAAATCAGTTATAGGCAAAGTTTAAATACTTGCTGGGCTAAATCAATGCAGGTTTGCACGTCTTGCGCTGTGATGGGGGCGGATAGCTGGTAATCGGCTTTTTTGCGCAAGCGGCGGGCGCGTTTTAAATAGATGGCGACTGTTTTGTAATCTCGTTCGCCAAAGCCTGCCAAAAAATCAATTACATCTTGATGCGAGCTTGCGCTATCTAGGTTTGGTTTGAATGTGTATTTTTGGGCGGTTATTTGCGCTTGATGGAAGGCAGCGTAGTAGGCGCGGCTGATGGATGTGCGCAGGGCGGCTTCGTTGCCGCTGGATAGCTCGCGGGCAATGGTTAGAAAATCAATGGGGGTCATGCCTGCTCCAAGCCAAATACAATATTCCGATTATCCAGTCCTTGTTCAATGGCGATTTGGTTTAGGTGTTGATTCATGCCTAAATCTAAATCCCAAAATGCGTCATGTTCCATTTTGGGGACAACATAGTTTACGAACAAATCGCCATCTTCTTCTTCGCTACGGCACGCAATTACATTGGCTTGATGCTGATACAGATATTCAAGCGCAAGCAGGTTTAGGATGTTTAATACATCGCTTGGGTAGCGGTCGTTTAGTTTATTAAGCATAGTATCGGGAATGTCTTGTTGGGTTTTTTGCCAATATTCTTGGCAATGATGCAAAACGGGCATATTAAATAACAGAATGGCTTGTTTGGCGCAAAGCATCATAAAGGCGGGGTCGTTGCTGCTGCGATAATGCTTATTGAGCAAGGCATTGGCTTGGCTATACTGCCCTAAGTGAATCAAGGCGGCATGATAATTGCCAAGCCATGCGGTGCTTAATCCGCCGTTGTTGTAGGCAATATTGAAGCAATCTTGGACTTCTCGGATATTGCTTTTGATGGCATACCATAGCCCGCGTGCCATATAGCCGTTATATATATCGGCTTTGCATAGCTGCCCAATTTCATACTCAATTTTGCGCAGGGTTTGCTTATCTTGCTCATTTAATGCGGCAAAAGGCGAACGCGCAAAAAAAGGGAGTATTTTGTTGTGCACGGTTTGGGCATTGGTTTGAGTGGATACGAGTTTAAGTGCCATGTGTTTTCCTTGTTTAAGGTTGGATTGTAAACAGTTTGGCTATTTGCAAGCAAGGATTTGTGGGCCGCTGGGCTTTGCTTTATCTAATCAAGGGGTTGTTTCTAAAAATGGTGGGATTTTTTGATTTTCGGGCCGGCAAAAAACCGCCCGAATGGGGCGGTTTGATGATTTTCAGTTGTTAAAGAAAGTTTGATAACTGATTTTAGGTTTACCAATCTAGTACATCAAACACGCGTTTGATGCGCCGTTTACCCTAGTCTATTTGATTCATTTCATCAAATAAATAAGGGGCGATGGAGATTTGTTTTTGCAGCTCTGCTTTTTGTTTAAATTGTTCTATGTCGTTGCAAGTTTCCATTAAGCCTTGAACCCGTCCAATTTGATGAATCAAAATATTTCTTCCATCTTGGCTTAACCATTGATGAAACCTCGCGCGACGCTTACCATCTTCTGTGATATTGAGCTTATCTAATTCTTTTTTTACATAGCCATGTTCAATAGGTTCATAAATATAACGGTTGATAAAGCCACCATAGTATTGTGGTCGGTTTTGCGATTGTGTGGGTTTGTTTTTATATAGCTTGTCCAATTCTGCAAAAAATGAATCAGGGAATGTACGCACCCATGCTTGCAAACCTTCCGCAATGTATTTTGCCAATAATAAACGCAAAGCATCATGCTTGCGGTCGTGTTGAAACCCAGTTGCTTCGTCAATTAAGGCTGCCAACCCTACTTGAGCAAAAGCGGTTAATAAAATTTCTGCTTGGTCGGCAAGTTTGAGCTGTGATTCGTGCAATGCGTCTGCTCGTCGCGCTTCTAAATACATTTTGCACATTAAGGGCAATAAGGCGGAATCATAGCCTGATTTTTTGGCATTGCCGTCTTGATATTCTATTAGTTTGGTCCGCTGGATAATCTCTTGTGTAATAAAGGGTTCTAGGCTTTTTGCTGCTAAAAATGGCGGCAGTTTGGTCCCGTCAATTTCTAGGCGTGCATTCATGCCTTTGCGAGAACGCCCAAACGCATCGAAGATAGATGCTGCGCTTAATACACGCACACCGTTATCCAATACCGCACAATCTAGTGAAATTTCGCCAATCGGCAAATCTCCTTTGTACAAAGCAAGAGGTTTTTTGGTTTGTATCATAATTGTTGTCCCATTATCTCAATGTAAATCTGTTTTTAATCCAGTACGCTCCACCAAAACACGCGGCCGATGATGCGAAGTTCCTCGCCGTCCACAATCTCATCCTCGTAATTCTCGTTATCGCTACGGATGCGCACTTTGTTGCCCGGCAAGCGATAAAGGTATTTAACGCGGAATAAATCGTCGTGTTGAAAGGCGTAGATTTTGCCATCCCTGATGTTTTCTATTCCCTTATCCACGGCAATAGTGGCGTATTCGGGGATGCGCGGCTCCATGCTGTCGCCTGTGAGCGTGCAGCAGATTACGTTGTCGGGCATGATGCCTTTGCGATGTAGCGTGGCTTTGCCAAAAGGCAGCCTGAAACCGTTGTAGTCGGGGATTTCAAACGAGCCATCGCCACCCTTAAGTTCGGTTTCTTTTAAAAACGGCGCGAATACATAATCATCTTCGGGCAGCGGGGTGTTGCTGCTCCATAGCATCGGGCGGTGGATGTCGTGCAGTTCGTTGATGCGCGGGGCGAAGTTGGCGGGGTTTGGGGAGGCGGTGGTGATGGGGTACATCTCGCCTTGTCCTGTTTCCAGCCACATAGGCGATACGCCTAGAACATCCGCAATTTTTGCAATATTGGTTGAGCCTTGATTGCGCCCCGTTTCAAGTGCAGCAATGGCGGATTGCGATTTGTTGATTGCTTTCCCAAGCTGTTCTTGGCTTATTCCTTTTTGTTCTCTCGCATAAATTAAACGGTCTTTCAGCGTAGAGTGAGAAACTTGCATAGTAGTTGATGCTATGGTTTGCGCCATGCGCTCAATTTCCGCCGCAAGACGTGGGCTGAAATCGGAAACCTGAACATTAAGTAACTCGGCAAATCTGCTGGCAATTTGTGTATTCAATGGGTTGATGCTATTCAAATACATATTAACCGCGCCCTGCGATACGTCTAATTTCTCCGCAAGAATGGCTTGCGTTAATCCTAATTCTTTCTTTTTTTTGTTAAAAATTTCTTTTAACGCTTCATTTTCTTTTTCACGACCATCCGTCAATTTCGTTTTTTTCATAACAAAAACCCTTTCAAAAACAGAATTATAAACCGTTGGTTTGCTTTCGTGTTTAACCATTGGTATTTACAATAAAAACATGAATGGTTATAATTTGGTTATCTTTTGTTTTTAGGAATGGAAATGCACCTATCTGATTACGTTAAACAAAATGGCGTAAAGAAAACGGCGCAAGAGCTTGGCGTTACTGCGCCTGCTATCACAAAGGCTATTCGTTGCAACAGAAACATTGTTATCAGTGAAGAAGATGGAAAGCTGGTAGCCAAAGAGATACGCTGTTTTCCTACCCCGAAAGCCATCCGATGACCGAATTATCCCCCGCCCAACAAGAAATAGCCCGCAAAAACGAACGCGCAATATTGCACGCGCTTGCGGTGGTATCGCAAAAGCGAGTAGCCGAGCTATCGGATATTTCGGAAACAAGATTAAGCCGCCTGAAAGATGGCGATTTGGAAAAGTATTGCGCGGCTTTGGCTGCGCTGGATTTGAAGCTAGTGCCTGCTGATGCGGCGATCGTTACCCGCGCGGAACGCAAGTTTATGGCGGAAAAGATGGTTGAGCATTATCAGGCGATTGCTGATGAGGATTAAGTTCTTGAGGAGAGAATTTCATGTTTACAAATAGGACAAACTAGATATTCGGACGATACAGACGTGCCATCGCCAAACGCTGCAAGACCGCGCGATTCTTTTTGCAGAATCGATTTGATGCCTTTTGCCTGGCAGCTTGCACAAATTGCGTGCGGTGGGGTGCTGTCGTTCTCTGTTGGTTGGTAAAGATAGACATAGCTTCCCGTGGGAAGCTGATGGAGAAGGTAACGGGTAAATTGCTCTCTTTGTTCTGTGATTTTTTTATTTTCCTTCTGAAGCCCATCATAGCGTTCTTGGAGCGAAGAATACATGTCTTGCAAAGCGAGGATGTCCATTCTCAAATCCGTGATGATTGATAAAAGTTCGTCGATTTCTTGCTGCGCTTGGTTTTTATCCGCAAGGTTTTTGATGCCTTGGACAATTTCAAATATTTGTTTGACGGTGGTTGTGGCGGTTAGAAACTCGGGAAGCATGGCTTTTTTCCGTGAAAGGTTGTTGTGTGGAAACTCAATCTTACACGGGTTTGGCAAAGCGGAATAGACGCTTGACGGCTCGGACAGACGGGCATTTTTAGGAGACTGATATGACTAAAAAGAAAAAAGCCCTACGCAAAAGCATAGGGCTTGCACATCACACTTCAACAACTTGCGTATTGGCGTTTGTGCTTTTGATTAACTCAATCGCATGAAGGCAGTTTTGCTTGGTTGTGTAGCTTTCGCCATACGCGATGATTTCATGGTTGGCGGCTTTTAAATTCCAACGCCATTGACCAGCGGTATCTTTGTAGATTGTGAAATACATAGGGAAACCCTCCAATGAAATTAAAAGAATACCAATTCTCTTACCACTTCGGCGGCAAAAAATGGGCAGTCAATATTTTTGCGGCATCGCCTGATGAAGCTAAGGAAAAAATCAAGGCAGTCGCGCACGCAGAATATGACGGGGAAATTATGGCAAACATTTATATACCCGTCAAAGCAGCTTGGTTTCAACGTTTTATCGCTTGGATAAAGCGGTAAAGAAAAAGCCCACGCGGCAAACGTGGGCAATGACTGAATTACTTACATATTTGATAAACGGAGATTTGATTATGACCGAATTATTTGTACTCGTCAATCGCCCCGTAGCAGGGCAGGCGCAACAAACGGTAAACGCGCGTGAGCTTCATGCGTTTTTGGAAAGCAAACAGGAATTTTCAAACTGGATAAAAAATCGCATTGAAGATTACGGCTTTTTAGACGGCGTGGACTTTTTGACAAATTTATCAAAAACCCAAGGCAGACCGCGCATTGACTACTTTTTGTCGCTAGACATGGCAAAAGAATTAAGCATGGTGGAGCGCAACGCTAAAGGCAAACAGGCGCGGCAGTATTTTATTGACTGCGAGAAGCGGCTTTCAGGCAGCCTGCTCCCGCAAACGTTTAGCGAAGCCTTGCGCTTAGCTGCGGACTTGGCAGACGAGAAAGCGGCATTGCTGGCAGAGAAAGAAGCCAACGCGCCCAAAGTTGCTTTTGCGGATACGGTGGGCAATGCCAACGACACAATCCTAATCCGCGATTTAGCGAAAGTGTTGAAGCAAAACGGCATGGATATGGGCGAGAAACGCTTGTTTGCCTACCTGCGCGAAAACGGCTTTTTGACCTTACAGAATATGCCCACGCAAAGGGCAATGGATTTGGGCTTGTTTTGGGTTAAGGAAAATGTGATTGCCTTGCCCGATGGCGACAAGATTAGCTTTACAACAAGGGTTACTGGCAAAGGGCAGCAGTATTTTTTGCAACGGTTTAGCAAAGGGCGGCAGCATGAACAAGCAATGGTTAATTGAACGCGATAAAGCGTTGTACGCGCTGCGAATGGAAGCGTTGGCGGCAATGCAGATGGAAGATACGAGCCGCGCACAGGCAGTGTTTGATGAATGGAAACAGGTAGTAAAGGATGTGAGCGATGAGTATCAAGCTAATTGACAAGGTAACTGAAAGTGGCTTGCCTACTGGACAGCGTTTTGTGCTGTTGATTTTGGCTGATGCTTGCAATGATGAAGGAACGTGCTACCCCAGCCAAGCAACGATTATACGCAAGACAGGAATGGGTAAAACAACAGTAGGCAATCATCTAGCGTGGTTGGAAATGCATGGCTTAATTTCACGTTATCGCCGCCAAAATTCTAACAAACGAAAATCTGATTTATATCAAATTAACGTGGAACTTTTGAACCGCTTAGTGAGTGGAGAAAAGTTGGCTACTGCTACTTCTGAACATTCAAATTCTGAACATTCAAATTCTGAACATTCAAATTCTGAACCCCCGAATGTCCAAAATCTGAACCTTCCTTATAAGAAGAACCGTCATATAGAACCGTCAGATATTCCCCATTATCCCCAAAACTCCGATTGCGCTAACGCGCTTGTTGCCGCTAACGCGACAACGGGGGGAGACGATTTGGAATTTGAAAATCTTGCAGACAATGCAGACAAACCCCTTAACCCTGCAAGCCTTGCTGAAAGTGCGAACAACGCAGCGGCACACTCTGGCAGCCCGAAGAGAAAGGCGATAGCCCCAGTCCCCGTGCAGCAAGTCTTGCAGACCTACAACGAAGTTTTGGGCGGCAGGTTGCCCAATGCGCAATTGCTGAACGACAAGCGTAAGCGCGTGATTGCGGGGCGTTGGAAAGAGATGCTGAACAGCAAAGACCCCAGTGGCAAGGTGCGTTTTACCGACACGGCTTCGGGCTTGGCATGGTTTGCTAAATTCTTTGCCAAGGTTGCCATGAATCCGCATTGGTTGGGTGAAAACGATAGGGGCTGGCGGGCGGATTTGGATTGGATTTTGAAGCCCGATAATTTCTTGCGAATTTTGGAATGGAGACCGAAATGAATTTTGCCAGCATGGAAGCGGAACAATCGCTGTTAGGCGGTTTGCTGCTGGAAAACGCCGCCTTTGCCAAGATAGGCAGCCTGAAAGCCGAGATGTTTGCCAACCACCAACACAAAATCTTGTTTGACACGCTATCGGCGATGCTGGCGAACCATGAGCCTGCCGACATCGTTACCGTGGGCGAGAAGCTGGAACAGCGCGGCGCATTGGAGACCGTGGGAGGCATGGATTACCTGGTCACCCTTGCGCAACACACGCCGTCGGCTGCCAACATTGCCCGCTATGCGCAGATTGTGCGCGACCGCTACGGTATGCGCGAACTGCTGGGCGCAGGGCAACAAATCGCCGAGATGCGAAACGATGATTTGACGTTGCCCGAGATGCAAGCCAAGGCGGTTGAACTGGTTGCCCAAGCATCGCGGGCGACGCAAGGGGCAAGCAAAGTGAAATTTGCGGGCGAGATTGTGCAAGACCTCATCGCCTACTACGACCAGATTATGCAGATGCCCAACGGCGCGATGCTGGGCTTTTCCACAGGTTTGAAAGCCTTGGATGCCACCACACAGGGCTTGCGGCGCGGCGATTTGAGCGTGATTGGTGGGCGACCCAGCATGGGTAAATCCATTCTTGCCGAAAACATCGCCCGCCACAACGCCAAGAAGGGCTTGGCGGTGCGCATCCAAAGCTACGAGATGGGAGCAAAGGATTTGGCGATTCGCGGCTGCGCGGCGGATAAGGAAGTGGATTACGGCAACGCGCGGCGCGGGCGGATGACGGCAGGCGAAGTGGATTTGCTGAACGACTACATCAACGAGCTTTCAGGCTGGAATTTAAGCGTGGACAGCGAAAGCCTGAACATCGACGAACTGGTCGCCGAGTGCCGCATCCAAAAACAGCAGCACGGTTTGGATTTGCTGGTGGTGGACCACATCCACTTAATGCCCTTGCAAGACGTGCGCAACGAAGTGCGCGAGTTGGACGAAATCACGGCGAAACTGAAACGGCTGGCCATTGAGTTAGACATCCATGTGATTGCCGTGGCGCAGTTGAACCGTGGCAAAGAGAAAGCGTTGGAAACGCGCCCCACCATGTCGGATATTCGCGGCAGCGGCGGCATTGAGCAAAACGCCAATCTGGTGATTTTTCCTTATCGCCCCGCTTACTACGACAACAGCGAAAACCCCACCAAAGCGGAATTGATTTTGGCGAAAAACCGCGACGGGATGCGTGGCACGCTGCACATCGGCTTTCGCGGCGAGTATCAGAAATTTACCAACGATTTTGACCCGCTGGCTGCACCGCAGAATTTGGATGAACAGGCACAAAGGGAGAGTGTTTATGACATCTGAAACTTGTCTCAACTGCCAACACGCCGACTTTCGCGCCGCAGCGGATTACTGGGGCTGGAAATCGGCATCGGTGGTGTGCAAAAAGGGGGAAGCGTGGCGGTTTATCCCGTGTCACAGCGAATGCAGCAATGGGCGTTTTCAGGCTGCCGATGGCGAAGTTGTCGCCAAGCGGCGGGCGTATGTGGAGAAGTTGGGATGGGACTAAATGCTATGTATCGCCAACGCGCGGCGCAGGACGATTTTATGTGGCGGTTTCGCGCCTTGCTGGGCGAAAAGGGCTTAATCGCCAACCCCAACGCTACAAAGATTTATGCCGCAGCGAGCGACGTGTTAAGCGCGTGGCAGCGCAGCAATTCGCAAGTGCTGGTGAGCGTCATCGCGGTGCAGGATTGGTTAAACGGCGAGCGGCTGCCCAAATGGGGGACGGTGCAGGCATTGGCGGATTGGTTGGATTGCGAAGTGGGGGATTTGTTGGATAGGCGGTTTTGGGATTGTTGCAAAGGGTTTGTGAACTGTGGGCATGATGACCACGGTTGGAATTTCCCGATTTGAAATCGGGAAACTGGCAGATTGAAAAATGGCAGCCTGAAAGCAGTATTTAAGGATTATTTAAATACTGAACACGGCGCAGGAAAAACAAAAATGAAACAGAACAAAATCATCCTTCCTTACCCTAACCCCGTCCTAATGCCCAACCGCAAAAACGGACGGCATTGGGCAAGCGTGCAACAGGCAAAAGTGAACGCCCGCCAAGAAGCCTATTTGCTTTCAGGCAGCCTGAATTACACAGGCGGCGGGCTGAAAATCACGTTCTACACGCCAGACGCAAGAAAACGTGATTTGGACAACCTACTCGCCGCCATGAAGCCTGCATTGGACGGCATGGCGCAAGCCATCGGCGTGGATGATGCGCTGTTTGACGAAATACATCTTAAAAAAACCAAGGCGCAGAACAAGGCGGCAGCGCGGGTGGAGATTGAGCTGCTTTCAGGCTAGGGCTTTATCCAGCAGGGCAAGCGCGGTGGGAATATCGCCCAAAGCGGCGCGGGTTTTAAAGCGGTTTTCGGCATCAAATTCCGCCAGCATCACGGTAGCGGCTTCGTCCATCAGCTTGTTTACGCTCATGCCGCGCGATTCGGCTAACAGGCGCAGGCGGCTGTGTTTTTCATCGGGAATGCGTAGGGTTACGGTAGTCATATTTCCTCCAATAGGGTTTCAGGGGTGCAGATTTTGATTTCGGGAAAGAGTAGTTGGCTGCGTGCAAAATCTTTTAGGTTGCGGGTGGCGATGTATTGCGCGCGCCCTGCTACGGCAAGTTCTATTACATGGTTGTCGCCTTCGTCGCGCAAATTCGGTCGCCAAAGGTAGTAAATGCGTGTCCATTGGGCAACGGAAAGCAGCGCATTGAGCACTTGGTTGCGCTCGGCAAGGTTTAAAGGGCAGCCTGAAAACACATTTTCCCGCGCAATCACGTCTTCGTATTCCGCCAACAGGGCAGAGCCAACCAGCGGGGTAAACCGTTGTTGCAAGCAAGCGGCAATCAGCCGATTTGAACCGCGCGAACCCATGCACGCGCCCACTAGGATATTGGTGTCTATAACGATTTTCATAGGAGCATGATAGCACATACGCTGTCAAAATAAACATGAATGAACGCAAATTCCGCCTACAAGTGTCCAACCAACGCCCTTTGTTTGAAAACCTATACAAAAACATTGTCCCCGAGCTACTGGCGGCGCACGGCGATTTGGAAATCACAATACGCCCCTACAAAGCCAAACGCAGCTATGAGCAAAACCGCCGCTTGTGGAGCTTGTATAACCAAATCGCCGAGCAGGTTTGGCTGGATGGGCGGCGATATGAAGCGGATATGTGGCACGAATATTTTAAACAGCAGTTTATCGGCTGCGATGAGCGGGTGTTACCAAATGGCGAAATCCAAAAAATCGGATTATCAACAACCAAGCTGAACACGCAACAGATGGCGGATTACCAAACGCGGATTGAAGCATGGGCAGCAGAGCAAGGAGTGATTTTTGAATACTGATAAAGATTTTCAGGCATGGGTGCGACGGCAGCCGAGCTGTGTTTCAGGCTGCTTTTCGGAATGGATAGACGGCGAAGGGCGCTGCGAGTTTGCCCATGTGCGCCGTGTGTCGCGCGGCAGCGGCGTGGGCATCAAGCCGTTGTTTTCTGGGGTGCCGCTGACGCACGCGGAACATGCCATGCAGCACCGGCACGGGGAGGCGTATGTGTTGGCGGCGAACGGGCTTGTTACCGATGATGCGGCGGCTTGGTTTGAAGCGAAAGCGGATGAGTATTGGGAACGTTGGAGAAAGGAACGGAATGTATCGTAATTTGGATGAGTGCCTATCGCAGGTGTACAAAATCAGCAGCGTGATGATTGAGCCGCGCGGCAACACGGCAAGCGTGATTAGCCATATTCAGGGTGATTGCCCCAGCAGCAGCGGTTTAACACAGGCGGAATGGCACGCCAACGCGGCGATGATACGCTCGCAGGTTTCAGGCTGCCTGAATAGCCCGTTGTTGGTTGCCGTGGTGGAATGCGAATACGGCAAATTGGACGGCTTACTGATTATTGCTGGCGTGCTGGTGGCGAAAAAGATTTGCGATGATGTGTATCTGGCAGCGGATATGTTGCGCCATATTTACAGCGAGATGCCTAAGCGGGTGGCGATTATGGATAAATACGATCTGCACGACATGACTTTTCAGCGCAAACGAGATCGTATTTGCAAGCATTTGGCGGCTTGGGAACAGGAAGCGAGATTTAAGCTGCAAACGTGCTTTAAAGAGCGAAAAATCATTGATTAGGTGTGAGTTTTTTAGTACAATTTTGCTATATTTCGGAGAAAGTTACGTTTGGCTTTCTCCGATTTTCATTTTCAGGCTGCCTTTGGGCGGCTTTTTTGTTACCCAAAGGAGCTTGATATGAGCGGAAAAAGCAAACGCCCAGTCGGGCGACCTTGCGAATTAAACGAAACTGTGATTGAAAAAGCGTGGCTGTATCTCAAAGGCGGCTACAAAGAACAGGGAAACGCCGTGCCAAGCGTGGCAGGTTTGGCATTTGCATTGGGTAAAAGCCGCAATGTGATGTACGAATGGGCGAAGCAGAATAATGAATTTAATGACATCTTAGAGTGCATCGCCACCGCGCAGGAAATGTTGTTGATAGACGGCGGTTTAAATGGCGACTTTAACGCTGCTTTTGCCAAAATGCTGATGACCAAGCACGGCTATTCCGACAAAGTAGAAACCGATATGAAATCATCGGACGGCAGCATGACCCCAACGGTGATTGAACTGGTTGCGGTGGGCGACGATGAAAGTACAGGTTAAGCTGCCGCCGAAAATCAAACAGGTTTTCAGGCTGCCGCGTGGCGCATTGCGTTTTCGCGGTGCGTGGGGCGGGCGTGGCTCGGGCAAGTCGTTTAACTTTGCCAAGATGGCGGCGATATGGGGCCTTGTTGAGCCGCTGCGTTTTTTGTGCACGCGGGAATTTCAGAATTCCATCAAGGAATCGTTCTACGCGGAGTTGAAGGCGGCGATTGCATCCGAACCGTGGTTGGAAGCTGCCTATGATGTGGGCGTGGACTATATACGCGGGCGCAACGGCACGGAGTTTCTGTTTAAGGGGCTGCGCAACAATATCCAGTCGGTTAAATCGCTGGCGAAAATTGATGTGTGCGTCGTGGAAGAAGCAGAAGACATCTCGGAAGCGGCGTGGGAAGTGTTGGAGCCGACCATTCGTGCGCCGAAGTCGGAAATTTGGGTGATTTGGAATCCGAAAACCGATGGCAGCGCGACGGATAGGCGTTTTCGTAAAAACCCGCCGCCGCGTTCGTGCATTGTGGAGATGAATTACGGCGACAATCCGTTTTTCCCGCCTGAATTGGAAGAGTTGCGGCGGCATCAGCAGCAAACGCTTGACCCTGCCCGCTATGCGTGGATTTGGGAAGGCGCGTATTACGAGTTATCGGACGCGCAGGTGTTTAAAGGCAAGTATGAGATTGCGGAGTTTGTGCCGAGCGAAAATTGGGACGGGGCGTATTTCGGCTTGGACTTTGGCTTTTCGCAAGACCCAACGGCGGCGGTGCAATGCTGGATTCACGATAACAAGTTGTATATTGAGCGCGAAGCAGGCGGCGTGGGCATTGAATTGGACGACACTGCGGCGGTATTGCAGGCAGCGATGCCTGATATTGAGCGGTACGTGGTGCGGGCGGATAGCGCACGCCCTGAAAGCATCAGTTATTTGCGGCGGCATGGTTTGCCTCGCATCGTGGGTGCCGTTAAGGGCAAGGGCAGCGTGGAAGACGGTATTGAGTTTATCAAGTCGTTTGAAAAAGTGGTGATTCATCCGCGTTGCACGGAAACGGCGCGGGAGTTTCGGCTGTATAGCTACAAGACTGACCGTTTGAGCGGGGATGTGTTGCCTGTGCCGATGGACGCGCATAACCATTGCATTGACGCCATCCGCTATGCCATTGAGCCGCTAATCGGCAGCATGGACGCGATGAAACGATTTAAGGCATTATCATTATGAAATTTAGGTTAGATGGCTTTTTGCAGGCAGTGTTGGGCGGCAAACAGCAGGTGCGGATAACTTCGGTTTCTGCGCCTTTTTTGTATGCGCAGGGTGGAATTTTTCGCCGTGTGGTGGATTTGCCCGCTGATAAGGCGTTATCAGGCGGTTTTGAGATTGAAGGCGATGCGGACAATTTGCTGGCATCGGAGATTGACCGCTTGAATGTGTTTGAAACGGCGGCGTATGCGTTGAAGCTGGCGCGGTTGTTTGGCGGGGCGTGCGTGATTCCGCTGGTAGCAGACGGCAAAGGATTGAACGAGCCGTTGGACGTTTCGCAACCTGTTGAAGTGGTGGAATTGCGGGTGTTTGGCATCAATCAAGTTTCGGTGGAAGGTGCGCTGTATGGCGATGCCACGCAAAAGAATTTCGGCGAGCCGGAGTTTTACCGCATTTCGTCGCGCGAGACGCAGTTTGTTGTGCATGAGAGCCGTGTGTTCCCCATTCACGGTTTCAGGCTGCCTGAAATGCTGAAAGACACGCGCATTTATTGGCAGGGCGGCAATGCGGTTGACCGTGCTTACAAGGCTATTTTGGATTGGGAAACCACGCGCGAGCGCACCAAGCAGATTTTAGATCGCAAGCAGCAGCCTGTTTATGCCATGAAGGGCTTGGCTGATTTGATTGAGAGCAATTTTGAAGAAACGATTCAGCAGCGAATTCAGGCGGTGGATGCTTCGCGCGGGGTGCTGAACACGGTGGCGGTGGACGGTGAGGACAGTTACACCGTAAACGATATGAATGTGAGCGGTTTGACTGACATCATCGGCAAGTTTGAGCAAGTGATTTCGGCGGAGACGGGTATTCCGCTGGCGCAGTTGTTTGGGCAATCGGCGAGTGGGCTATCTGCCACGGGTGAAGGCGATTTGCGCAATTTCCATGAATTGGTGGAAGCGGAGCGGGTGCGTGTGGGCAATATGTTGGAGCGGCTGATTGCGCTGTTGGTATTGCAAAACGGCATCAAGGGCAAAATCCCTGATGGCTGGCGCATTAAGTGGTCGCCGTTGTATGTGCCAACAGCACGCGAGCAGGCGGACATGGCGAAACTGGCAGTAGATACGCTGAAAACCGAAGTTGATGCGGTGGCGCAGGCGGTGTCTATTGGTGCAGTAAGCGAGACGCAGGCGGCGGATTATTTCGCCCAGCGAGAGCAATTTGGTTTGAAACGTGAGGTACACGATGGCGCAGATGCCCAAGACTACGCGGCGAAAACCTAAGCGCTGGTTGTATCCGCACGCCACGGAGCGCGAATATGAGCGGCTGCTGCTGGTTTTTGCCGATAGCATTGCGGCGGAAATTGAGCGGCAACTGCCTTTGTTGGATTTGCGCCAAGACGCGCTGGATGACATCCCCGAAAGCAGCGGCTGGTATGAGCGGCTGCGGCGGTGGGTAGTGGGCATTGCCGATGTGTTTAGGCAGCCTGAAAAAACGATTGCAGGGGCGTTATCGCTGTTGCGTGAAGCAGCGCGGTTTAATCAGGTGCAGTTTCACAAGGTGGTGCGTTCGGTGTTTTCGGTGGATGTGTTCGCGCATGAGCCGTGGTTGTTGGATGTGATGAAACAGTTTGAAGCGGAGAATATCCGTTTGATTAAATCCATCCCAGCGCAGTATTTGGAAACGCTGCACGGCAAGATTGTGGCAGCGGTACGCGCAGGGCTGCCCCATGCCAAGCTGGCGGATTTTATTCGTGAGACTTATGCGTTACCCAAAAGCCGCGCCCGCTTGATTGCCCGCGACCAAATCGGCAAACTCAATGGGCAGCTTACGATGGAGCGGCAACGCGGCATTGGCGTTACGCAATATGTTTGGCGCACTTCGCTGGATGAGCGCGTGCGCCATACGCACCGCGAGCGCGAGGGCAAGATATTTGATTGGGATAATCCCCCGCCCGATGGACACCCCAGCGAGCCGATTCAATGTCGATGCAGCGCAGAGGGCATTTACCCCGATTTCGCCGATTTGAAAGGAATTGTTTATGAGCGTAACTCGCTATGACCGCGCCGAAGTGAAAGCGCGGCGCAATCAAGATGGTTTTATTCACGACACGCCTGTTCTCACGCGAACGGGCGTTTTTATTTATCACAATCCCGATGGCAGCGAGCGGCGCGAATATCGCCCGCCTGATGAAGTGTTTGCCCAAGACAGCCTGAATGCTTACAAGGGCATTCCGATTACCAACGGACACCCCGGCAAAGTAACCAGCCGCAATGCCAAAAATCACACCATCGGCACGGTGCTGGGGCAAGCGCGGCAAGACGGCAATAACTTGCTAGCGGATATTGTGATACACGACCCTGCGGCGATTAACGCGGGCAACAAAGAACTTTCAGTCGGCTATGAGTTGGATCTGGAGGAGACCGCTGGCATCACGCCCGAAGGCGAACGCTACGATGCGATACAGCGCAATATCCGCCCCAACCACTTAGCGATTGTGAGCAAGGGACGCGCAGGCAATGCGCGGTTGAATATGGACGGCAACGAAGCCGTGGATGATAAGGACGAAACGATGACCAAAATCCGTTTAGACAACGGCATTGAATACGATGCCGCGCCCGAAGTGATTCAGGCGTTTAATCAATTAAAGCAGGATGAGGCGGCGGGCAAAACCAAACTTGCCCAAGCCGAAGCCCGCGCCGACAGCGCAGAAGCTGATTTGAAAGCCTTGCAGGACAAGCAGCTACAAATCAAGCAAGACGCGCTGCAAGAAGCCCGCGAGCGTTTGCAACTGGAAGCAGTCGCCCAAACGCATGGCGTGGACTTTAAGGAGGACACCGCCGCGCGCGAGATTAAAGTGGCGGTGATTAAAGCCATTCGCGGCGATGCGCTCGCGTTGGACGGTAAAACCGATGATTATGTTTCCGCTGCGTTTGATATGGCGCTGGCATCTCACGATGAGCAGGCAAAAGCCAAAGCCTTAGCGGGGCAACGCCAAGATATGGCGGATAAGGACGGCGCAGGCAACGCATCGGCGGCGCAAGCGCGTGAACAATACAAAGCAAGTTTGAAAGGGGCTGAATAATGGCTATGTATGACGACCAAATGGATGTGGCGTTTGCCGGTATGAAGGCAGACAGCGGTTTTGACCGCGTGGAAAGCTATGCGGTTGCCGCAGATGGCTTGACCGCTGGCGTGATTGTGGGCGTGGATGCAAACGGTGCTGCGGTAGCGGGCAAAGGCACAAAAGCCGTTGGCGTGGTGATTCATTCGCACACACCGCTTATCCCTTATAAACAAGGCGATTGTGTTTCGGTGATGACGCGCGGGCTTTGCTGGGTGAAAGTGGCGGCAGGCAAAACCGTTGCCAAAGGCGAGGCGGTTAAATTTAACGCGGTGGGCTTGCTGGACAATACGGCAGCCGATAGCCTGAAAAATGCGGTTATCCGCGATGTGAAAAGCGTGGCAGGTGGCAAGATTGCTTGCGTTGAACTGCACGCACCAACAGCTTAACGAAAGGAAATGATGATGCAGAAACATTTGCACTATGATGAAGCGGAAAAATCCGTTATCGCGCAATTTGCGCAATCTACGGGCAACGCAATGCGCGAAGACGAAAGCGTGTTTGCCGCGCGTGAATTGGATTATGTGAAGGCTCGTGTTTACGAGAAAAAACGTCCGCCGATGTTGGGCTTGGGGCTTGTTCCGATTGCTTCGGATGCGCCTGAATGGGCAGAAACGATTGTGTACAAAACCTATGACACCGTGGGCATGGCAAAAATCGTTGCCAATTATGCTGATGATTTGCCACGCGCTGATGTGCTGGGCATGGAACATACCGTGCGCGTGAAAACCGTTGCCGATTCCTACGGCTTTAACATTATGGAATTGAAAGCATCGGCTGGCTTGGGTACAAACTTGCCTACGCGCAAAGGCGATGCGGCACGCCGGGCGATTGAAGTGAAGTTGAACAAGGTGGCAATGGTGGGTGATGCAGAATACGGCTTGTATGGCATGACTACTCACCCAAATATCGGCGTTACCACACTGCCTAGCGGCAAGGCTTGGGCGCAGGCAACAGGCGCGGAAATCATTGCGGATTTGGACGCGCTGTGGAATGCGGTGCGTTTGCAAAGCAAAGGGGTACATGCGCCGAACCGCCTTGTGGTTGCTAGCACATTGCACGCGCTTTTGACATCCAAAATCTACACCGAAGCGCACGGCATTACGGTGTGGGAGTTTTTTGGCAAGAAACATCCCAGCTTGCAACTGGTGGAAGCGCCCGAATTTGACGGCGCGGGCGCAGGCGGCAAGCATTTGCTGTTTATCGGCGAATTTGACGCGGAAAACATGAGCCATGAGTTGCCGATGGCGTTTAACCAAATGGAAGCGCAGGCGCGCGGCTTGGAAGTGGTTGTGCCTTGCTACGCACGCACGGCGGGCGTAGTGGTGCATTATCCGCTGGCGTTTTCTAAGTGTGAGATTGCGGCGGCTTAGGCTGGCTGAAAATTTGGGTTATACAGGGCTGCTTCGGCAGCCTTTTTTATGGAGAAAATCTATGTTAATCAAAAACATTAAACCCGCTGTGGTGGTATTGAATGGCATGACGGTGCTTGCGCCGATGCAGGAAGCCGAAGTGGCGGATAACGATGCGGGCGTATTGAGCTTGGTTGAAAGCGGGCATTTGGAAGTGTTAGAACAGCCTAAGTCAGAACCACCCAAGCAAGAAGATGTAACCAAGATGACAGTGGAGCAGTTGCGCCAGTATTTGACGGAAAAAGGCGTTGAATTTGCCAGCGATGCCAAGAAAGAGAATTTGCTGGCATTGGCAGGCGCACAATGAACCCGCTGATTGATAAGCTGCGTTTGCTTTGCCCTTATGTTGCTGCTGCGGATGATGCGTTATTGGAAAAGATGCTGATTTTGGCGGCGGAGTTTGCGCCGCCTTGCTTATCCGACAAGTTGAAAGAACGCGCGGTGTTGTATTACGCGGGCTATTTAGCGGTAAACGCACTTTCGGCAGCAGCGCAAGGGGCGGTGGTTGTGCCTGTGGGCGTAGTGTCGGAGCGTGAGGGCGATTTGTCGCGCAGCTATGGCAATAATGGCGGCGACCCTTGCGGTTATTTGGCGCAGTATCAAAAGCTGGCGGATTTGTGCAAACGCGGTGCGATTATTGTGTCGCAATATGGTGGCGGCTGTGGATGTGGAAATTAACGATTTTGGCTTGGATGATATTATCGGCAACACGCAAAGGCTGAATGGACGGGTGGTTAAGGTGGGTATTCAAGGCGGCTCGCATGATGATATGGTGGACATTGCTATTTACAACCACTTTGGCACGCGCCACATTCCGCCGCGCCCATTTATGGCGGATTGTGCGGAGCAGAACGCAGCGCAGATTAGCGAAGCGCAGCGGCGAGTGGTGTATCGCGTGCTGGAAGGGGCGGATGCGGAAGCGATGCTGCATCAACTGGGCAACTGGTATCGTGATGTGCAAAGGGCGCACATTCGCAATGGCAATTGGACACCGAATGCGCCTGCAACGATTAAGCGCAAGGGGTCTGACCGACCGTTGATTGATACGGGGCAGTTGGTTCATTCGGTGGAATATGAGGTAGTGTAGTTTTCAGGCTGCCACACCACGGGAACAAAGTTATGGAAACATTGGAATGGTTTTTGTCATTAAACGGCTGGGACTTTTTCTGGGCATTAGTAAAGTTGTATTTCTTACTCGCTGTGCTGGGTACATTTTTGAGATATGTATTTTGGCACAAAGAAAACGATTAAAGGCAGCCTGAAATGGGATTAAGAAAACAACACACCATTCGCCGTTTTGCCGATGGGGCGTATATCAAGGGGCGCTGGCAACAAGGCACGGAAACGCAAACGTTGGTTATCGCCGCTTCGGTGCAGCCGATACGCAATGACGAGCGGGAGAATTTACCCGAGGGCAAACGCATGGGGCGGGCGGTTAAGATTTATACCGATGCGCTGCTGCGCGTGGACGACAACATGGGCGATGTGTTGCTGTGGCTGGGGACGGAATACCGCATCATCGCGCAGGCGCGGTTTCAAATGGGCATCATCAGTCATTACCGCTATTACGCGGTTTCGGAGCAGCCATGAAAGAGTATTTGTACGATATTTTGGCAGCGTTGTTGCCTGTGCCGCTGATTTGGGCGTATGAAAACGGCAGGCAGCCTGAAAACGTGTTTGCCGCGCTGGACGTGCGCTCGGCGGATGCCAGTTTACCTGTGCTGCGTGCGCCGATTAGCGAAAGCGGCAGCCGTGCATTATCGGCGGTGCGTGAAGCGGCGGTAACGGTGCAATGCTATGGCGATGGCGCGTTTGAGATTTTGGACGCGTTGGCAATGGCATTGCAAACCGAAGCGGCAGCCGATGCGCTGGATGCAGCGAATGCGGCGGTGTTTGATATAGAGCGGGTGCAATCTGTGCCCAAGCTGTTTGAAGCGCAGTATCACGAGCAGGCGGTGTTGTCGTTTCGTTATCGCTATATGGCGGCTATGGATGAGACGGTGCCTGTAATTGAAAAAGCAGTTTTAGATGTAACCACGCGGCAGTAGCCGCTTTTTTTATGGAGTTTTGACATGGCAAAATTAGACCGATTGGTTAAGTTAAACATTTCGCTAAACACGACGGCAATCGCCACGGAAAGTTTTAGCGATATGATGATTGTGGGCTTGCACGCGGCAACCACGGCACGCATGGCGGCGATTACTTCGGCGGGTGAGTTGCTGGATATGGGTTTATCGGCAAGCGACCCGATTTACAAGGCAGCATTGGCGGCGTTTTCGCAAACGCCGACGCTGGCGAAAGTGTATATCGGGCGACGCGCGGCAAGCAAAATCACGCTATCGGGCGAGCAGATTGCCGCCAAAATCACGCTGCCCAGCGGCGAAGTGTTGGATATAGACGGCACGGCGGCGCAAGGCGCGGCGGCTTTGCCCGCATCGCTGAAAGCCAGCGCAAGCGGCGATACGCTGACGATTGCCGAAGCAGCGGATATTGCCGTGAAGCCCATCAAAGGCGCAATGGCATTGAGCGCAACGGAAAGCTACACCGACGCGCTGAACGAAATCATCAAGGCGGGCGGTTCGTGGTATGGCTTAGTGGTGGCTGACCGCACGGAAAGCGTGGTGTTAGAAGTGGCGGCGTGGGCAGAAGCTAATGTGAAGCTGTTTGGCACAGCAACCGATGATGTGAAAGTGTTGAATGGCGCAGTACGCACCGACATTGCTGCCAAACTGATGGATAAGCAGTATTTCCGCACGTTTGTGGTATTTGACCGCGAAGCGGCAACGGAATTTAACGAAGCGGCGTTGATGGCGAAGTGTTTTACTTTTTACCCAGGCGGTGAGACGTGGGCGAACAAACGCCTTGCAGGCATTACTGCCGACCGTTTAGCGGAAGGCGAATACATTGCCGCCAGCGAAAAAAATTGCACCACGTTTGAAATGTTTAAATCGTTTGCTTTGACCCAAGGCGGCAAAACGGCGGCGGGTGAATGGATTGATGTGATTCGTTTCCGCGATTGGTTGCACAATGAAATGCAGGCAGATGTGGCGTTTGCGCTGATTAACGGCGACGGCAAAATCCCTTATACCGATGAAGGGATTACGATTTTAGCCAATGCTATGCAAAAGTCGTTGCAGCTTGGCGTGCGCCGCGGCGGCATTGCGCCCGAGGAGTTGGACGAGAACGATAAGGTTGTCCCCAGCTACACGATTAAGAAGCCGAAAGCGTCGCAGATTTCGCCCAACAACAAGGCAAGCCGCGTGTTGAACGATTTGGGCGGCTCGGCGCGTTTGGCGGGGGCGATTCATGTGGTGAACATTAAATTTAGCTTAGGCTATGAATGAAAGGATAAACGATGAGTGCAGTAAAAACTTATTCGCCCGACCGTGTGAAACTGGTGGTGGGCGTGCATTCGGTAACGGGCTATGCAGATGGCACGTTTGTGAGCATTGAGCCTTTGGGAGATGGCATCACATCGCAGGCAGGCGCAGACGGCGAAGTGGCGCGCGTGATGAGCGCGGATAAGCGTGTGAAAATCACGCTGACTTTGCAGCAAACCAGCCGCAGCAATGATGTGTTGAACACGCTGCTGTCTATTGACCATTTAAGCGGCGGCGACAAGCCGTTTCCGCTGATGCTGACCGATTTGCGCGGTACAACGCTGGTTGCCACCGATGCCGCTTGGATTGTGAACCGCCCCACGGTGGAATTTGGCAAGGAATTGGGCAACCGTGAATGGGTGATTGAAACGGCACGCGCTGCCTTTACTGTGGGAGGGAATAACTGATGAGCCAAACGGTTGAAATTAAAGTGGGCAAAAACACATTTTTTGTTACCAAAATGAATGCTTTTGAAGCCTTGCCTGTGTTTGGCGATTTGCAAAAGGAATTGCTGCCTGCGCTGGGCGCGCTGTTAGGCAGCCTGAAAGATGAGCCAGAAGGCAGCCTGAAAGATGTGAACAACACGGATTTGGAAAAGGCGGTAGAAAAGCTATCGGCGCAGCTTGACGGCAAATCGCTGGAACGCTGGGCAACGCGCTTGCTGGATAGCGGGCATATTGCCTATGAGGACGAAAACGGCGAAGCGGTGCGCTTTAAGTTGGCGCGCGATGGGCATATCTTTGATGATTTTGCCGAAGTGTTGCAGCTTTTGGTGGTGGTGATTAAAGAGAATTTCGCTGCCCCTTTGACGCGCTGGCTAAACCTTTCTGGACTGGCGGGTTTAGCCGAAAAAGCGAAACCGTAGGGCATTTTCGCGCCGATTTGGAAGCGGAATTTTTGATTTGGCGACCTGTGTTGGCGCGAAAAATCAGCCTTGCCGAGGTGAAAGACGGCACGGCTGATTTGGTGGACTTGCTGAAAATCAATGCGATTTTGGATATGCAGGACGAGGCAGAAGCGCGGGAAGCGGAGAGATGGAAAAAGTAACTTAACCATTTTCCGCAAACTGTTGCACGGCGCGAATAACCAAATCTACTTGGCTAATCCCTAGCTTGGCGGCGGTTTCTTCTATCAGTGCGATGTCTTCCAGCTTCATTTTGAAGGCTTTGACTTTCACGCCGCGTTTTTCGTCTGATTTTTTCTGAATATCGTTTCTTGACAATGCCATGATGCTTCCTTTATGATTTTGAGTAACGGCAGGGCATCGTTACTGCCCCACCGCTTCTCAAAGGTTAATAGGCGTTAGCCGATAAAACCAAGAGAAGAATAAAAATGAACCATCTCATTTTAATTCTCCTGAAAATGCCCTTAAAGCAATATTGCAGGTTAGGCGTTTAACCTATCGGTTGTACTAGAACCGATAGGACTAATTATAGGCTAACCTACTAATTTAAGCAAGCATTTTCATAAAAAAGCCTTGTGAAAACAGGGCTTTTTTTGTTTTTTCATATTGTTTCTACCGCCTAAAAAGGCGGTTTTTTTATGCCTGAAAGGTTTTGCCATGATTGCAAGAGAATTGGTTACGCTGCTGCGTTTTAGAATGGAAAGGGCGGGTTTAAACCAGTTTTTAAATGGTTTGAACCAAGCGCGAACGCGGGCGCAGGCGGCGGCGAATGATATTCGGCGCAGTTTTGCCAGTATGCGTTTGCAGCAGCGCGGCAGCGGGGCGATTTACAACCGCTCGCTGGATAGGTTGGGCATTCGCTCGGATAGGCAGATTTACGCAGACATCCGCAGGGCGCAATTGGCTTATGCGGCGTTTCGGCGCACGGGCATGGCAACGCACGCGGAACTTGACCGCGCATGGGCGAGAACGCGTGAGCGGATTCGTGAGTTGCGTGGAGAGTTGAGCGGGGGTAGCTCTGGCGGTTTTTTATCGGGCGGACTGGGCAAATTTCTGGGCGCAGCGGCTGTGGGCGCAGGCGTGAAATCTATTATTGATACCAGCGCAGAATTTGAACGCTATGAAACGGTGTTGGGCACGATTGAAGGCAGTAGCGAAAAAGCGCGTGCGGCGATGGATTGGGTGGCTGATTTTGCCAAACGAACACCTTATGAGCTTTCGGAAGTAACGGAAGCATTTGTGAAGCTCAAAGCCTATGGGCTTGACCCGATGAAAGATGGCTTAATGCAAACGCTGGGCGATACGGCGGCGGCAATGGGCAAGCCTGTGATGCAAATGGTGGAGGCGATTGCGGATGCGGTTACGGGCGAGAATGAACGCTTAAAAGAATTTGGCGTGAAAGCGTCTAAAAAAGGCGGGCAGATTGCGTATAGCTTTACCGATAGCGAGGGCAAGCAGCAAACTTTGCAGGCTTCGGCGGATAACCGCGCGGAAATTCAGGCGACTTTGCAGACGATTTTCAACCAGAAATACAAGGGAGCAATGGACAAGCTCTCTAATACTTGGGAGGGTTTAACGTCTAACTTGGCGGATAATTGGCAAAGTTTGAAGCGGGAAATCGGCAAGGCTGGGTTGTTTGATGGGGCGAAACGGGCGTTAAAAGGCTTGGTGGATTATTTGGGGCAGTTGAGCGCGGATGATTTGAAAGCCTTTGCGCGCGCTTTGACGGAAATCGGCAAGGCGGCGGCGTTTTTGGGCGCGGCGTATGGTGTTTATCGCTTGAATAATGCTTTGCTTGGCGCAATCGGCAGCGCAGGCAGCCTGAAAACGTTGTTGCAGGGCATTGGGATGAGCGCGAAAGCGTCGCTGCTGCCATTTTTGAAAATCGCGGCGGTGCTGTATGGCATCTACTTGATTGTGGACGATATTATCGTGTGGCTGAACGGTGGGCAGTCGGTGTTGGGGCGTTTGGTGGGCGCGTCGAGCGAATGGAAAACGCAGATTGATTGGGTGAAAGAGAAGCTAGGCTGGGTTTGGGAAAAACTGGGGGAGATTAAGGATGCTTTAGGCGGTGCGGGGCAAACGACAGGCAAATGGTTGATGAAAGTGGCAGCGTTGGTGGCGGTGGGCATGGCGGTGTTTAAGGTGTTTATGCTGTTGTATGGGGCAACGAAATTTATTGCGCTGGGCATTCGCTTGATTACGGCGGCAATGGCGGCTAATCCGATTTTGCTGGTAATTATGGCAATAATCGCGGCTATTTGGCTGCTGTATAACAACTGGGACACGGTGGTGGCGTATTTGCTGGCGGCGTGGGATTGGGTGAAAGCCAAAGCATCGGCGGCATGGCAGGCGGTTACGGCTTGGGCGCTGGCTACTTGGGGGCGGATTAAAGCGGCTTGCTTGGCGGCGTGGAATGCGGTTTGGCAATCTGCGGTGCAAATGTGGGACAACATTACGCAAAAGGCAATTGGTGCTTGGCAGGCGATTAGCAGCAGCGCGAGCAGTATTTGGGGTGGCATCATCAACACGGTAAACGGTCTTTGGGATACGGCGATTGGGTATTTTAAAGATAAGTGGGCAGCGGCGGTAGCGGCGGTGCGCGGTTGGTTTGACTGGATACCGGGCTTGGGCGGCGGCAGCATCAATGTGAACCATACGGTGAGCGCGGCGGCGATGACGGGCGCGGGAGTTGGTGTGCGCGCGGGCGGCGTGGTGAATAATCATGTTACGCAAAACATTACGGCAAACGGCGTGCAAAATCCTGCGCGTGCGGCAGCGCAAATGGGGCGTAATGCTTATGTGTTGAAAGGGGCTTCGTGATGGATTTTCAGGCTGCCTATGATGGCGTGAAAAATGCGGCGGACAAGGTAAACAAGCTGGTGAACATGGTGTTCGGCATCGGTGGGACAACGGTGGGCGCGTTGCAGTTGGACGCGCTGATTGAAGAGACGACGGAGCTTGCGGCAAATGTTACCCAGTATGCGGTGGAAGAAGGCGCGCCGATTACCGACCATATCGGCGTGGAATCGGAGCGGCTGTCGTTGAGCGGAGTGGTATCGGGGGCGAGCGTGGTGTTGTTTGGCGATTCGGGCAAGTCTAAATTGGTGCAGGCTAAGGCGCTGCTGCGGCAAATGCACGAGAAGCGCGAGCCGATTACGATTGTGTCGGGTTTGGACTTTTACTCGGATTACGCGATTACCAGTTGCACGATTCGGCGCGGGGCGGACGGCGAAAAGCTGGATGTGGAGATGTCGCTGATTAAGATTCGCAAGGCGCAGCCGCGTGAAGCCGATGTGCCGCCGCAAAAGGCGAGTGGCAAGGCTAAGGGCAAGGCGGGGGAAACAGGCGCACGCAAGGGCAAAACAGCGGGCAAGACGGCGCGCAAATCGTCTGTGCCGAAAACGGCGCAGCCTGCTGGTAAACCTGTATCGCAGCCGACCCAAGCAAGGCAGCCTGAAACGCGGCGCAGCCAGTTGGATTCGACGTTATTTGGCTAGGAGGGTTTATGCTGGCTTTGACTTTGGCAGATGCGAATGATTTTGTGATAGAAGCGGAATTGGATGGCGCGGAATATGCGTTGCATTTTGCATGGAATGATGAAAACGGCTATTGGGCGTTGGGCTTGGAAAATGCCGATGGCGTGCCGCAGCTTGAAGGGCTGCGCATCCGCGCGGATGTAGATATTTTGGCAGGTTTGCGCTATTTAGACGTGCCGCAGGGGGTGTTGTTTTGCGATGGCGAGCCTGATCGCATGGCGTTTGTGGATGGGCGCGCGCAAATGGTTTACGCGGGAGTAGGCGATGTTTTTGTTTGACCGAACTTATCGCTTGGTGGTGGGCGAGGCGGGCAAAAAAGGCTTGGAGATTGCGCCGCCTTTTCATATTGAGTTTTCTGTTGAGAAAACAGCGAAGGAAGACCCGAATAAGTGCCAAGTGAAAATTTACAATTTGAAGCCTGATACGCGCCGCGCATTGGAAAAGCCTGATGCGTTTGCGGTGTTGTATGCAGGATATGGCGAAAACGCGGGCGCGGTGGTGCTGGCGGCAGGGGCGGTGATTGAGTGCATCACGGCGTTTGATGGGCAGAATGTGGTAACGGCGCTGGAATTGGCGGATGGCTGGGTGGAGTTGCGCGATTGCTATGTTTCGCTGGGCTATGCGGCGGGGGCTTCGGCGCACGCGGTGATTCGGGATATTGCGCGGCAAATGGGGCTGGTTTTGGAAATGGCGGCGGATTTGCCCGACCATGTTTGGCAGCACGGTTTTTCGCATCATGGCGCGGCACGGATTGCGCTGGGCAAGGCAACGGCTGCGGCTGGGTTGGCGTGGTCTATCCAAAATCAGGTGTTGCGGGTGGTTAAAAAGCATGGCACTACGCCACGCCGCGCGGTGGTGCTGGCGGCGGATAGCGGCTTGGTGGGCTTTCCTGAACGCTTTGCCCAAGCAGCAACGGGTAAGGCGGCTAAGGGCAAGGGCGAAAAGGGGGCGGCGGAGAAAAAACGCTATGGCTGGAAAGTGAAGTCGCTGCTGCTGCCGCAAGTGAACCCGAGCGATGTGTTGAAGCTGGAATCGCGGCAGGCGAATGGGTTTTTTCGGGTGGAGAGTGTGAAGCATTCGGGCGGGTTTGATGGCGGCGATTGGGTGAGCGAATTTGAGTTGTTTGATTTGAATGAGCCGCCTGCGGCGAAACAGGCGAATAAAAAATAATCCCGCTTTGGCGGCTTTTTTTATAGGGAAATGGCAATGGATATTTCAGATTTGCGCGAGATGATGCAAACGGAATTGGAGGCGGTGCATACGACGCTGGCGGGCAAGATTGTGTCGTGGGATGGCTCGCGGGCGGTGGTGCGCCCTGCGCTGCCGCGTGCGATGCGTGACGGCTCGGCGTTGCCTGCGCCGCAGATTGTGTCTGTGCCTGTGTGTTTTCCTGTGGGCGCGGGCGGAGCGGCGATGATAAGCGTGCCGCTGGCTGCGGGCGATGATGTGTTGCTGCATTTTTCAGAAACGGCGATTGATGGTTGGCTTTCAGGGTCGGATGCTGCGCCTGACGACCCGCGCCGCTTTGATTTGAGCGATTGCTTTGCTTCGCCTGTGTTGCGCCCTACGGTGGGTGCGGCGGATACGGAGAATGTGTCGCTATCGTTTGGGGCGGGCAGCCTGAAAATCGCGCCATCGGGGGAAATCACGATTGCTGCGCCAAAGGTTACGATTAACGCGCCTGTGATTAACAATGGGCTGGTAAGCATCAATCAGGGCATGAATAACGGCGCGGGCGGGGCGGTGGCGTGCAGCGGCGGGTTTGAGATTGTGGGCGGCGATGTGGTGACAGACGGAATTTCGCTGCAACAACATACGCATCGGGGCGATAGTGGCGGAACAACAGGAGTGCCGCAATGAGTGTGGATTTGAAATTAGATGCTTCGCATGATTTGGATTTTGCGGATGGGCGGTTGCATTTTGTGGCGGGCGAGCAGCGAATTAGGCAGCAGGTGGTGATTACGCTGAAAACGTTTTTGGGCGAATGGTTTTTGGATAACACGCATGGTGTGCCGTATTTGGAGAATATTCTTGTGAAAAATCCCAATCGTGCGGAAGTGGAAGCGATTTTGCGGGCGAAAATTAAGGCTGTGCCGAATGTGGCGGGCGTGCCGAAAATGCAGTTGTTGCTGAACCATCCTACGCGCTCGCTGGTTACGGTGTTTGAAATTGAAACGGATGATGGGCGTGTGATTGCGGAGGTAAGAATATGAATGGGGTTACACCTTATGGGTTTGTGAAAATGCGGCTGCCTGAAATTCGGCAGGCGATTGCGGCGGATTTGAAAAACCGCTTAATGGCGGCGGGCTTGGACGGCAATATTGAGACGCGCCCTGATAGTGTGCTGGGGATGTTGATTGATACGTTTGCGGAGCGGGAAGCGGCATTGTGGGAGAACGCGGAAGCGGTTTACAACGCGATGTATCCGCAAACGGCGGCGGGGGTGTCGCTTGACCGTGCGGTGTCATTAGCTGGCGTGTCGCGCTTGGCGGCGCAAAAGGCTTATACTCGGTTGATTTTTTGGGGCGCAAAAGGGACGGTTGTTCCTAAAGGAGCGCAGGCTTCGGCAGAAAATAGCTCGCTGTGGACAACGGATGAAGCGGTAAGCATCACGCTAACGGCGGCGGCTGGCTTGGTGTTGCAAGCAACAGGCGATGAAGTGGGCTTAACGTGTAATGGCGTGGTGTATCGCTTTACGGGCAGGCAGCCGTTGGCAGGCTTGGCGGCGAAGTTTGAAGGCTCGGGCTTGTTGGCAAATTATGATGGTGTGAATTTGACTTTGACGGCAGGGGATGGTGTGAACCGCCGTTTTAGCGATTTGCTGGGCGTGCGGGTGCTGGAAATAGGCGCAGCGGTGGCGGCGACGGCAAGCGACAATGAAGCTACGGCGGCAGCGGGCGAGATTAACCGTTTGGTTGAGCCTGTGGCGGGATTAAGCCGTGTGGGTAATCCTATGGCGGCGACAACTGGGCGGGCGGCGGAAACGGATGCGGAATTGGCTTATCGGCATGGCATGGCGGTTTATCGGCTGGGGCGGGCGACGCTGCCTGCGCTGGCGGCGAATATTCGCGCGGATGTGCCGCAGATTAGGGAGATTGGGGTGTTTGCCAACAGCGGCGATGCGGTGGACGCTTATGGGCGATTGCCGCATTCGGTGCATGTGGTGGCAGACGGCGGCGATGTGGAGGCGATTGCGCGGGCGATTTGGACATATAAGGCGGCGGGTATTGATACGCATGGGCAGATTGTGCAGGAAGTGCAGACGGAATTTGGGCGGCAAACGGTGCGCTTTGACCGCATTGCGCCTGTTTATGTGTGGATTAAGGCGCAGATTACGCTGCTGCCTGAAACGGAGCAGGCATTCCCTGCGGCGGGCTTTGCGCAAATTCGGGAAAGTTTGTTGCAAGCGGCGGATGTGTTTGGGCTGGGCGATGATGTGTTGTATCAAAAGCTGTATTACGCGGTGTTCCGCACGGCGGGGGTGGCAACGGTGGATTTGAAAATCGCCCGCAGCGCGAAGCCGACTGAAAAACCTGCTGATTCGGCTTTTCAGGCTGCCAATCTGACCATTGACCCATTTGCCAAGGCGTATTTCAGCGCATCGCGCATAGAGGTGTCCTAAATGAAACATGATGAGATTGCTTGGGGGCATTGTTTGGCGCAGTTTTCAGGCAGCCTGAAATTGGAAGCGTTGGTGCGCAGTTTGTATGCGCCGCTCAATGCGCTGCAAACGGCTTATGATGATTTGCTGACGGTGCGCCATTTAGATAAAGCCGAGGGCGTGCAGCTTGATGGCATTGGGCAGATTGTGGGCTTGCCGCGCGAGGTGGATGCGGTGTTGTTTGCCCAGTTTTTTGGTTTTGATGGGCAAAGCGGGATTTTGAGCTTTAATAAGGCGCGGATTCGGCGGGAGCACGAAAAAAATGTGCAGGGCGGGATTGTGCTGGACGATGGGCAGTATCGCCGCTTATTGCATTGGAAAATTGCGGCAAACAATGGTTGCGGCTCGGCGCTGGAAATTGCGGCGGCGGTTAAGGCGGTGTTTTTGGCGGAAGAAGTGCGGGTGCAGGATAGGGGCAACGCGAAAATCCGCGTGTGGTTTCAAAAATCGGCGGCAACGCCTGCGGCGATTTTGACCGATGCGGCGCGTTGGATTCCGCGCGCGGGCGGGGTGGGGATTGAGGTGGTGGTTGCGCCCAAGGCGGATAAGGCGTTTGGCTTTGTGTCGCAAAAATTGTATGGCTTTGGCATCGGAAAACTGGTGCGGCGGATTGTGTGATGACGGCGAAAGCCGTCTTTTTTTATGGAGATGTATATGGCAATAAGTACCTTAAATAGCTTTAACATGGCTTGGGGCGAGAACGGCGGGCGGTTTGATTGGCAGCCGGCGCAATATCGGCAGGGCTGGGCAACGATTGGCGATGTGCCGCCAAGTGTGGAGCAGTTTAACGCGCTGCATTATTTGCAAGACGAAAAGGCAAATTTTTTGTATCGCCAACTGGCGGATGTGGTGGCAGCTGCGGGCAAACAATACACGGAAACAGCAGCGGCTTCGTTGTTGCTAGACAGTATTCAAAAGATTATCCGCGACAGCGCGGCAAGCGATAAACAGGCTGGCGTGATGAAAGTGCTGAATGTGTTGGATAGCACGGATACATTGTCTGCATTATCGGCGGCGCAGGGCAATACGTTAAACGATGCGATTTGGGCATTAAACAACCGCAGTGATTTCTGCCCCAGCGGACAAATCGGGCTGTTTGCGATGGATTACGCCCCCACAGGCTGGCTCAAAGCCAACGGCGCGGTGTTGTCGCGCACGGTGTATACCAATCTGTTTGCCGCGATTGGCACGCGCTTTGGCGCAGGCGACGGGCACAGCACGTTTAACCTGCCCGATTTGCGCGGGGAATTTCCGCGCTTTTGGGACGATTTGCGCGGGGTGGATGCAGGGCGCGTGCTGGGCAGTTGGCAGAGCGACGCCATCCGCAACATCACCGCGCAGATGTACCTGTACGGCCAAGATGGCTCAAGCAGCCAAGGCGCGTTCGGCTTCCGCAAGCAGGGCGAGCGCGGGCTGGTATGGTCGCGCAACGACAACAATGCGGGCGTGGTGATGGATTTTTGGCTGGACGCGTCCAAAGTCGTCCCCACCGCCCAGGAAAACCGCCCGCGCAATATTGCGCTGCTGGCGTGCATCAAAATTTAATCATTCAATTTCAAAGGACAAAACGATGAGCGAATTACCCAAAACCAAACCTGTATGCCAATTGGATGCGGCGGGCTTTTACGTTTGCCAAACCGTTGCTGATGCCGACCCGATGCAGTCTGAAAACTGGCTAATCCCCGCGGGCTGCATTGAAGCCGAGCCGCCCGAAAGTAAACAAGGGCAGGCAGCAAAATGGCAGCCTGAAAAGCAGGCGTGGCAATATCTGCCCGATTATCGTGGGCAAACGGCGTATCACACGCAAACGCGGCAGCCTGAAACAGTGGACACAATCGGCGAACTGCCCGCACATCTGACCATTGCCGTGCCGCCCAGCGAGTTGCACCAATGGAACGGCAAGGCATGGGTAGTGGATAAAGCCAAACAAGCCGCGGCAGAAAAAACAGCGTTTCAGGCTGCCCAAAGCGCGAAGCTGACCGAGCTGGCGAACGCCGCGCAAGCCTTTGTGGATGAGCACGCAAAAACGGATATTGTGCCTGCCTTCGAGCAGGAAACATGGGCGATGCAGGGCGCAGAAGCACGCGCATGGGCAGACGACGACAACGCGCCCACCCCCATCTTGGACAGCATCGCCCACCATCGCAATATTGACCGCATCATGCTGATTCGCGCCGCGCTGCGCAAAACGCAACAGTATGAAGCGTTGGCAGCAGGCGTGGCAGGGCAGCGGCAAGCGTTGCAAGTGCAGATTGAGCGAGCAAAAACCTTGGATGATTTGGCAGCGGTTGAAATCACTTTCAGGCTGCCTGAAATGGGAGGCTAAACCATGACACAGGTTTATTTAGCTTTGTATAAAGGGCGCAAACGCGGCAAAACCCCACGCGAGCTGTGGCAACGCTTGATGGATTGGGCGGTGCGGGCGGCAACGCGCGGGCAATACAGCCATTGCGAGATTGCCGTTAAACACAGCTTTGCCGACGACTACCACTGCTATTCTGCCAGTGCGCGCGACGGCGGTGTGCGCAGCAAAACCATGCTGCTGCCCGCCGACAAATGGGATTTAATCCCCATCCGTGATGCGGATGCCTATGACAGGGTTTGGGCGCTATACCAAAAAACGCGCGGGGCGAAGTATGACTACGGTGGTGCGTTGGGGTTGGTGTTGCCGATTCGGCAAGCACGGCAAAGGTGGTTTTGCTCGGAGTGGTGCGCCACGGCGTTGGGGCTGGGGCAGCCTGAAAAGTATAGCCCGCAGGCGTTGGCGGATTGGTTTAGGCAGCCTAAATAAAAGCCAAGAAATTCAAATAGTAGGTTAAAATCTTATTTTTCAACTGGAGAATAAGCATGGAAAACAATCAACTTGATGAATTTCAACTTTTGATTGAGCAAGGCGTTGTCAGTAATGAAAAGAAAGCAGCAGGGCTTGAAAAATTGGGCTATGTGAAGGTAACGCCCGATGGATTTAATGATGTCTGCAAGGAGTTTGCGGAGAAAATGAAAGAAAAGTATCCCGAAATAGAGGTGCCAACTTGGGACGATTTTAAAAAGAGTATCACCCAGCAAAGCAAACAAGATATGCGGGATATGTTGCTAAGAGCATCAGGGCAGAAATCTTAATCATCAAGGCAGCCATTTTCAGGCTGCCTTTTTCTTTGGAGAAAAACATGGATTTAAATGGCAGAAAGGAGCGGCAATGCCAGTAAACACAATCAACACCGCCGCAGCGGTCAACATTAGCGCAATTGGCATCGCGGGGACGTTTTTGGGCATGCCGATTGAGGCGTTGGTGCTGGGCGCGGTGGGAGGTGCGGTGGCTTTGGGGCGCAGCGAACCGAGCGGACGGCGGCAGGCAGTATCGGGCTTGATTGCCAGCATGATGCTGGCGGGGACGCTATCGCCCTTGCTGGTGGAACTGGGCACGAACTACCTGCATCTATCCGATACCGCGCTGTTAAAGGCGTTTGTGCCGTTTGTGATTGGCGCGACGTGGCAATGGTTTTTGCCGAAATTGACGGTGATCGCAGAAGCGTGGTTGCAGAAAATCTTTAAAAAAGGAGACGGGCAATGAATGAATATCTGGACATGCTTTGCGGCATGATTATTTTTGTTTATTGCGCGTGTCGTTTGGGCGGGCGAACGTGGAAGTGGCACGATTTGGAGTTTTGGGCGCATTTGGTGCTGATTGGCAGCGCGGTGGCGATTGTGGCGCAACGCGAAGATGTGCCGATGGAAGCGGTGCTGTTTCGGCTGGGCGTGGCGGGCTATTTTATGGCGCAGACGTGGAAGATTTGGCAGATGCAGCGAAAGATGAGAAAGGCAGCCTGAAAAAACGCCGCGAAGTGTAAGGAGCTTCGCGGCGTTTCGTATTCAACAATGCTTGGAGTAGCGATGTGAATTTTAACATAGACTTTAAAACAATCAAGGAGCTAATGATGCAATATGGATTTTTTACGGTTGCCATTACGCTAACATTATGCAGTTTGTTGCTGATTTTGGCTATTCGTTTGCCCGCTATTATTTCCGCGCTGGCGGATTTGAAAGCGCGAAAAGGAGATAAATAGCCTGAAAAGCCTTTGCCTTATATCAAAAATTCGCAGCGTGCCAAGCTGTTTTGCATATCGTCGCGCTCAAACGCACTCGCCATTTTAGGCATCTCGCGCGTTAAGGCTTTATGGATGCGGCGGATAAAGCCACGGCTTTCCATCGGCAGCGTGCGCACGGTAGAAGCGCGTTCATAGCCCAGCGCGGTTAAAGGCTCGGCAAGTTCGCGCAGTATATTGTTTGACCATGCGCAGTAGTAAGTAACCGTTGCCAGTTCGCGCAGTTCGCTTTGGCTGAATGTGATTGCGGCGGTTTCAGGCTGCTTGTCCAATACTTCGCCGTGCAGCGTGAGATGATGCACATACGCCACGGCGGCGGGGATTTGCTCGGCGGGCAGCATATCAATGCTTTCTACATTGAAGCGTTGATGCACCATTTTATAAGCGGTGGAATAAGCCAGCCCGTATTGAGTTGCCAAAGCGAAAACGGCATCGCGTAAAGGTTTGCGTTCATCGGGCGTGGTTTGCGCGGTTAGGTGGAAATCGGGTTTCAGGCTGCCTGACAGCATCTGCGCCATTTGGTTAAAGGCTTGGATGTAGGCGATTTTGATTGCCAGCGCGGCTTTGCCGGTGAAGCCCATCACCAGCAGCATAAAGCCGTCTTTGGTGAGTTCGTAGGCGCGGGATTTGGTTTTACCGCCTGTTAAGGGATTGTCGCGCAGGGCTTCGGTTTCGCGGAAGTTTTGCGCGGCAAAGGCGGGGTCGATGTCGGCGAGTAGGTTGTCAATATTTCGCAGGACATCGTTATGACGTTTTTTGAATGCTTGTGCGATGAATTCGCTGGTGGTTACGGTTTGAGAATTTTTGATTTGAACAAAGTCTTGAACATTGATGATTGCGTTCATGATGGTTTCCTATGAGTATTTAGTTAAGAATGCAACCCAAAAAGGGTGGCGGGCTTCAACTACCGCTCATAGACGGCTCGTGGTATTTCCCGAAGGTGTTTTATTTCCACGTATAGACCCGCCAGTAAAACTTGGCAGCCTGAATAAAAGGCGCAAAAAAACCGCGTTGCTGTCGGGTGCGGGCTTCCGCTATGAGTGAAGTAGTGGGCGCATTATCATCAAGGCAGACTTTATCTGTCAAGCGTTTTTTCTTTTTCCCATGTGCGCAAAATTGCGCTTATGGCAAAAATCAACAACTTACCTTTTTCAGGCTGCCTGAAAACCCAAAAAAACAACCCCTGCAAGGCGGCAACCTTGCGGGGGTTTTTCATTCAACTCTTGCGGAATTAAATAGAAAGGATTTACGTGAAAGATTATATAGAACTTTTCTTGAAAGGGGTAGAGAAAATGGAAAAACTGTCGGCTTGGCGGTTTATCGTTATCAGTTTTTTAATCGGCATGGCATTGGTTTTATGGCGGCTGCCTGAAATCATTGCTTTGTTGAAGTAGCTGCCTTTGGGCAGCCTTTTTTGCGCCCATGTGGCGCGTTTTTTTATGGAGTGAATTATGCAGATTACTGAACATTTTAGCCTGCGCGAATTGACACGCAGCGCAACGGCTGCCCGCCACGGTGTGCCGAATAATCCCAGCGATGCGGAGATGGATAACATCCACTACACCGCCGAGAAGCTGGAAAGCATCCGTGCTTATGTGGGCAAGCCGTTGATTATCACGTCGTGCTTCCGCAGCGAGCGTGTGAATAAATTGGTTGGTGGTAGCCCCACCAGCGCACACAGGCACGGATTGGCGGCGGATTGTGATGCGCTGGGCATGAAGTCTTTGGACTTTGCCAAGCTGATTATCAAGATGCGCGATGAAGGAAAAATCGCCTTTGACCAGTTGATTTTGGAGTTCCCCGAACGCGGCGATGGCGCTTGGGTGCATATTGGTTTTCGGCGCGCCGGCCCGCAGCGCAATCAGATTTTGACGGCAACCAAACGCGGCGGCAAAACGGTGTATTTGCAGGGCTTGCAGGTGTGAGTTTCAGGCTGCCTGAAAGGGAAAAATTATGTCTTTGTATTGGAAATTCGGGCTGGCGTTTGCGGCATTTGCTGCGCTGGTTTCAGGCTGCCTGATGTATGGGCGGCAGGAATATCGGCGCGGCGAAATCGCTGCCACGGCGAGAATTAGCAGGGAACTGGCAAAATCGGCAGCGCGTGAGCAAGCGAACAAACACGCTGCCAGTCAAACCTATCAACACAACAAAGCCCGCGATGAGCGGGAGGAGCGAGTGCATTATGTGGAAGTGGAAAAGATTGTTGAAAAACCTGTGTATCGCGGGGATTGCCTTGACGATGACGGCGTGCGCATCATCAACGAAGCCATTGCCCACGGCAACTGAACTGCCGCCCGATTTGGCGCAGCCTTGCCCTGATTTGCCTGAATTAACAGGCAAGGACGGCAAAACGGTGCTGCGCTGGGCGGTGGGCGCGGTGTATCTTTACCGCGATTGCCAAGCGCGGCATCGGGCGGTTGTAGATGCGGCAACTGTGCGTTAATGGCATCAAAAAAACCGGCATCTAGCTGGTTTAATCGATTTGTGTGGATGGGGCGCTGATAATTTCAGCATCCCATCCTTTCCATTTTTTCTGCCGCCCGCGAACGACATTTTGCAACCTCGCCGATGCGCGGCAATACTCGCCACCCGTGCCACGCTTTCCGCCTTGCCGCCGCCAAACAACATCATCGGGGGCGAATAGGTGGGGATTTTGGCGGATAAAATGGTGTAGGTTGGTAAACTCATACACCCTGCCAGTGGGCGATGTTATCCGCCATTGTTTGGCATGGACATTGGTTGCCGCTTTTCCCGATTTAGGGCTGGTTTTGGCGGATGCGGTGGCAATCGGCTGGTTCTGCGGTCGTGCCATTTTGGGGTAATAGGCTTTAAGCCGCCGTTTAGACGCTCTGTTTTGCGCCATACCTGATTTACCCAACTCCACGCGCTTTTTGGCAACTGTGTCGTAAGCGCGGTTAAGCTCGGTGGCAAGGGTGCGGTTGTCCTTTGTCCAATCCACCTTGCTCCAATCTACACAATGGGCAGCGCGATATTCGCGCAATGCTGCAATTGTGTTTTGGTGTAAAGGTTTCCCTTTTTTACTCGCTCTGCTCATTTTGCCCAACAAAAGCTGCATGTTTTTTTGCCGCATCGGCAAGGTTGTCATCTTCACTAAATGCTTCTAAATCCGCGCAATTCCAAAATTCGCGGACATAGCATTTGATGGCAAATTGCTCGGCTTGCGAATAGCCAAGCAGCTTGTTGTATAACCCTTGGGCATTGCTTGGTAGGCGAGAAACTATGTTTGACCCGTAATAATCCAGCAAGTCGCGTGCTATATCAAATGGTATTGCCATACGGGTCATATCGCTGCCCGCGTAGATGTTGTATAGCTCTGTCCACTCGTCGTCAAACAAGTCATCAGGCACGCTACTCTTTTTGAGCCAGCGTAACATAGCGATGCTGTCGTTTACCGCCACCGAGTAAGATGGCTTATCATCGGTGTAGTGGCTGTAATTCAATTTTATGTAGGTTTCCGCTTCTGCGGATAGGTGGATTGAGTTGTGCCTTTTGTTTTTTTTTTTAAAAGGAGGGGCGGCCCCCCCCCCCCGCGTGGTTAAATCTCTACTTCGCCAAATTCCTCTTCAAGGGCAGCAATTTCCGCGTTCGCTTGGTCTTCCAAATCATAGCTGCCTACTTGGTATAGGACTTCATTTACCGCATCCCAGCCATGTTCTTTTGCATACAGGCTTGCCAAGTAATCTTTCTTTTGGAAATTTGCGATACAGGTTTCCCACCAATCATAGTTGGCTTCATCCGTTTCAAAGACTACGCCATAGGTTTCATCTTCTGTTCTGCGAAATTGGCAGGATACATCATCGCCAAAACCGTCATGATTGCCAATCAAATCGTTTATCCAATCGCATCCAGTTTTGCTATCAGTGAGTTCAAGTTCTTCAATGCGATTTGAACCAAGAATTTTTACTAACATTTTAAATCTCCTTAGCTTTCCGCTCTGCGGTAGCTGTTTAGGGTTAATCAAATATGGTCATCGCTAACCATGAGTGCATTATACCTGAAAAAAGATTGTTGTAAATCTTTTTTAAATCTTTTTCTAGATTTATTTATTAAACTGTATAAGCTATTGTGTTTGCAGGCTGCCTTAATCCAGCATATCGGCAATCTCCGCCATATCGGGGCGGTAGTACACGTTGAGCAAAATATTCAGGCTGCGGTGCCCTGATATTTTTGCCAGCGTTTCCACGGGTACTTTTTTGGATAGGCGCGTTAAGGCTTCACGGCGGCTGTCGTGGAAATGCAGGTC